CGGAGGATAGGGCCCGAGGGCCCGCGACTTGCGTCGGTTTAAATGAATAATTCTCAATAGTTTTTTGACTTTTCGGTCATTTCTGTTGGGAGTTTAACGACGTCCCAAGGTCGGGGTTCTTTGGGTCACCCTGCCCTTAGAGGTGTGCTCGCGGTGAAGTCCGCTTACAAACTTCCGGTTCCGACCACTGCGCAGGCGAGAGCTTGCGTGTGGGGGTCGGCCGTTACCGAAAGGGAGCACCGGCTTTGGGGGTAGCCTCAGGTGTTTAAACTGAAACTGTACCCCCGTCCCCCCCCACCACGATGCAGACACCAGAAGAGATACCCCTGCTCCTCTCTTTGCCGACGTCTGCTTCTTTCCCGCTCGCTACCTGCTGCAGCGCAGGAGTTAACGCTACGGCGTGCCTGGGGGGGGAAGCGGGAGTTCGTTCGTGCGGGTCGTCCCTTGACGATGTCCCGTCGACAAGCGAAGCGCTGAGGGCCGGTGAGCTTGTAAGTCCCACTGGGCAGGCCGTGATCCGGTGTGGCGGTTGCAGCTCGGAGCCTGGTGTGCCCGGATCAAGCGTGGCGGTTAACCTACAACCCGCCTGCCTTAAATGGCCTGCGCCCGGGAGACTCCCCGCCCATACACTGCCGTCGCAGCGTGGCTGCCTCTGTCGTCCGGCTCCGATAGCCGACGCCCACGAGGCTCCTTTTTCCCCCCCCCCCGCTACCGGCAGCAGTGCCGGAGTTAGTGACGCTACGGCGTCCCCCGCGCTTTGCCCGGCGTTGCGAGCGGTCTTGAGCCGCCTCGTCGGGCTTTTGCGCGCCGAGTTCCCGGACGAAGAGATAGCCACTCTTAGTCCGGTGGGGGGGGTGCCGACGTGTGCCGAGCCTAAAAAGCTCCGCGCCTTCGTAACCTGTCCTTCCTTCGTCTCGGAGAAGACAGCCGACTTCCTTTTTAGGAAGATCGCCGGCTGCTTCGAGACTTGTCAGGAAGACAGGTGCAAGAAGGCGCTCAACGAGGCAGCGTCAAAAGCCGTGAACGCGGCCAGGGCGAGGTTGACCTCGCCGCACCCCCCCCTCCCCGAGCAGGATGTCCTCTCCCTTCGACGGATCCTCCGTGAGTTGATTCCTCACGGGTGGAACCGAGGGAGTGAGCGACATGCTCACCCAATTCCCAACGGGTCCAGCACCTTCGAGTTCGGCAGGTCGGACGGCGGGAACTGGCGGCGTGTTGGGGGCCCGGTTCACCACCGCGCCAAACTCGTCGGCCTCCCGTCTGGTCGGGTCGTGACGGTGTTCGGCGCGCGCCGGCAGGACGCTCTCGCGCCTCTGCATCGGTCCCTGTACGCGTCCTTGCGTCGGTTCCGATGGCTGTTGGTGGGCGAGTTCACCGCCGAGAAGGCCGCCCTCCTTTCGGAGGACAGCGGAGACTGGGTCTCGGGTGACTACTCGGCCGCCACCGACAACATCCGGACAGAGGTCCTCGACTTGGCCGTCCGCGAACTCGTGCGCTCGGCCGTGG